CAGAGAGATTTATATCAAGAAAGTTTCTAGCTTGGTTGACTGCAACAGGATTGTGTGCATACGGGACAGTTACTAGTGATAATTGGACCGCTATTACACTAGCGTACATTGGCACTCAAGCACTCGTAGATATGGCTGTAAAGTGGAAGCACGGCCCTAGCGGAGCATAAGCGTGTCCTGGTTAGCATTTAAAAGCATATCCAGCAAGTGCTGGATATGGCTCAAAGCTCATTGGCAGATCCCTTTATTGTTGTTGTGGTCGATGGTTGTGTATTTTCTTTCAAGAAGAAACTCCGAAGCAATAATTGATGTCCTGAACGCAAAAAAAGATTCTTATGAAAAACAAATAAAAGAATTAAAAAAAAGACACAATGATGAGATTATAGAGAGAGATAAATTAATAGCAAAGTATCACGAGACGATTTCAATAATTGAGAAAAAGTACGCTGAAAAAGAAAAGCAGCTAAGCTCAAAAGAGAAGAAGAGAATAAAAGAAATCGTTGAAACGTCAAAAGGGGAAGCAGATGTGGTTCGGAAAGAAATCGAAAAGAGTTTTGGTTTTACTTTTATTGAGTAGCTTCATATCTACGACAGCTATAGCAAATCCTGAAACTGGTAGGTTCTCAAGGGTATTGCAGGGCCAGAGTGTATCATTTGATGCATGGTGTTTTGATGACATCGCAACAGCTAAAATTCAAGTTACTTCAGAATTTGAAGACGAGAGATGTAAAATAAAAACAAACAAGGCTCTAGAACAAGAAAGAGCAAGATACTCTCTGGATATTCAGAATCTTAATCTCAGGATAGCTACCATGGTTGAGGAGAACAACAACATCCTCGCAATTAAAAATGAAGAAATTAGAAGATTAGAGACTGCAGCTTTGAAGCGCCCGAATGACTACACTTTGTATTGGGCAACAGGTGGCTTTGCAGCAGGTGCTGCAGTTGTTTTAGCAATAGTGTTGGCAACAAAATGAAAAAAGATTTAGATTATAACGAAATAGCAAAATACGAAAAGGCCATAAAAGACAAATATGGTACTGAGGCAATCCAAAATCCAAAAAAGCTTTGGGATGAAGATAAAGAGAAAGCATATCTTGAAGATCTAAAAAAGTTTCACAAGAAAAAGAACGTTGAAAAACAAAGACATGCAAAATCCGGCTTCGATGTGATACAGAAGAAGGATATAGCTGCAGCCCCAAGAACCTGCCCCGTATGTGGGGAGTACTCTATGTCTAGCCAAGATGATCTATATATGGCAAAGTTTGAATGCTGTTTTAACTGTTACGTACGACATGTCGAGCACCGAGAAGAACGTTGGAAATCGGGCTGGAGACCAAATAAGTAACTATTTATATTACAAACTATTTATAGTAGAGGAATTTTACACATGGCTACAACTTTAGAAATTGTTAACTGCATCTCCCAAGTAATGGCGAACACCTATGATGGTGCCCTAGACGAAAGCGGAGAACCAGTAAAAATTGGTCTTCGTAGAGAAGAAGGAAACCCGCTCGTTGACCAACGCGTTATGGATGGCTTCGGCTGTCACATCTCCGGAGATAGACTTCACATTAAATACCACTCGGAAATCCCTCTTAAAGAGGTCCACTCAAACGGTTTCGAAAGTGAAATGGAATCAATGGTTGAAAAGGTAAAATCTTTCATACAGAAAGAATATAAAAAGATTAAGAAATCAGCTCTTGGTTTGTCGGACCCAAGTGAATGCGACGTTCTTGTAGAGTATATTTCTCGCATTCGCTGCAGTGTAAAGGTCCATAAGTGTTACAAGATCGGCTCTGTCGATGCAGAGAGCACCGGCGCCGAGAGTGAAGATAGATTAGATTCTGCCACAAGAAAATGGCTAGAACTCGGTGGCCTAAAGAAGTAGTTAAAAAATGGCATTCTCTCTTTCTAAGAAAGAAATAATGAAAGAGATAGTCAAGTGTGGTAAGAACCCTGACTATTTCATCAATACCTATGCGAAGATTACGCACCCCCAAAAAGGGCTGATACCTTTTCATCTTTATAACTTTCAAAAAGACCTGCTAAAAGACTTTGAAGATTATCGCTTTAATGTGATTTTGAAAGCGAGACAGTTAGGTATATCTACTATCACAGCAGCATATGTTGCGTGGCTTATGATGTTCCACAGAGAAAAGAACGTCTTAGTTATTGCAACTAAGTTTAATACGGCAGCAAATCTTGTAAAGAAAGTAAAAGCAATAATAAAAAATCTACCACCATGGCTAAAGATATCAGATGTCGACATTGACAATAGAACAAGCTTTGTTCTGTCAAACGGTTCGCAAATAAAAGCATCCTCAACTTCTGGTGACGCCGGCCGTTCGGAAGCTCTATCACTGCTCGTAATCGATGAGGCTGCCCATGTAGAGGGGCTAGATGATTTGTGGATGGGTCTTTACCCTACTCTGTCTACCGGTGGCCGTTGTATTGCCCTATCTACCCCAAACGGTGTAGGTAATTGGTTTCATAAGATATATACAGAATCAGAAAGTGGCACTAATGATTTTCACCCAACCATACTTCCGTGGTCTGTCCACCCAGATCGAGACAACTCTTGGTTTGATAAAGAAACAAAGAATATGTCCAGGCGAGAAATTGCGCAAGAGCTGGAGTGCAACTTCAATATGTCAGGTGAAACAGTGTTCTCATCAGAAGATCTAGAGACTTATCTAAATATGTGCACCGAGCCAAGATATAGGACAGGTTTTGATAGAAATCTTTGGATTTGGGAAAACAGAGAGGAAGCTCAAGATTACTTTATCTCTGCAGACGTCGCTAGAGGCGATGGCAAAGACTTTTCAACTGCTCTTGTTTTTAAGACGACTACTATGGAAGTTGTAGCAGAGTATAGAGGAAAAGTAACTCCTGATCTTTTCTCTAAAATTTTATACGATCTTGGGTTAGAATATGGTAATGCATTGCTTGTAGTAGAGAACAACTCAGTAGGCTTTGCAGTTTTGGATAAATTGAGAGAAGCTTCATACCCTAATCTTTACTTTTCGATAAAGTCGACACACGAGTTTATAGAGGAGTATCGCGCAGAAAACATGAGTAATGCAGTTGCAGGCTTCTCAATGACCTCTAAGACACGCCCTCTCATAATAGCAAAGATGGAAGAATTTGTAAGAAACAACCTAATTAAGATATACTCGACACGCCTTTTGGCAGAGATGAAGACATTTGTGTGGAATCATGGCCGAGCAGAAGCTATGAGGTCTTATAACGACGACTTAATTATGGCTTGCGCCGTAGGTTGTTGGGTCCGAGACACAGCACTTTCATCAAACCAAAAAGACCTTGAGTATAACAAAGCGTTTCTTGGGGCAATAACTAAAAGTTCTCATCAGCTTGATACCAGGATTAAGGGGATGGTTGGTGTAAGGAATATGAAACTTCATGACGACGCTAGAAAGCATGGAAAGGCACTGAACGAATTTCCATGGCTTTTCAAGGGATAAAAAATGGCTAATAGAAAAACAAACAAAAACAACACAAGAAACCCACAAAGTTTATTATTCAGGAGGCTCACAAGGCTACTCTCAGGGCCTTTGACAAATTACAGAACTCAGACAAGCCACAGATTAAGACGCATTGATCTGGATAAATATTCTACAAAGTTTACTTCTGCTAGTGGCAAGGATTTTAAAAAAACCGCATATAATCCATATGATAATTTACAGGCTCAAGCAATGGCCTCTCAGGCAAGAACTGAAAGATACGTTGATTTTGACCAAATGGAATACACGCCGGAGATAGCATCGGCACTTGACATCTACGCAGACGAGATGACAACCCACAGCGGCCTTCAAAACGTTTTGGGCGTCCACTGTGAGAATGAAGAGATTAAGCTTATCCTCGAGTCTTTATACTACGATATTCTAAATGTTGAGTATAACTTATTTTCTTGGTGTCGCTCGATGTGTAAATATGGAGATTTCTTTTTGTATTTGGACTTGGATGATAGACTGGGCATTACGAGTGTCATTGGCATGCCAACATCTGAACTTGAAAGGATGGAAGGTGAAGACAAAAAGAACCCAAATTATGTCCAGTATCAGTGGAACTCAGCTGGTTTGACTTTTGAAAATTGGCAAGTTGCACATTTTAGAGTTCTCGGACAAGACAAGTACAACCCATATGGAACTTCAGTACTTGAGCCTTCTCGTAGAATATGGAGACAGTTAACTCTAATTGAAGATGCCATGATGGCATATCGTATTGTTCGGTCACCTGAGCGTCGTGTATTTTACATTGATGTTGGTTCGATCCCACCACAAGACATAGAACAGTACATGCAGAAAGCAATGACACAAATGAAGAGGAACCAGGTGGTCGACCCAGATACGGGCAGAGTAGACTTGCGTTATAATCCACTTTCAGTTGAGGAGGACTATTTCATCCCCGTCCGCGGCGGCCAGAGTGGCACAAAGATCGAGCCACTAGCAGGAGGCAAGTATACAGGCGATATCGATGACGTCAAATACCTAAGAGATAAATTATTTTCAGCACTGAAAATTCCTGCATCTTATCTCTCATCTGATTCTGACAAGGCAGCGGAAGATAAGACAACACTGGCTCAGAAAGATATTCGCTTCGCAAGAACAATACAAAGACTTCAGCGCTCTATTGTTTCAGAGTTGGAGAAAGTCGGGATCATTCATCTTTATACTCTTGGGTATCGCGATGAAGATCTTGTAAGTTTCAAGGTTGCACTAAATAATCCTTCAAAGATCGCTGAAATGCAAGAGCTTGAGCATTGGAAAAACAAGTTTGATATAGCATCTTCTGCAACAGAGGGTTTCTTCTCGAAGCAGTGGCTCGCAAAGAAGCTCTTTGGCATGTCCGACGAGGAATTTATTAGAAACCGAAGAGAGATGTTCTATGATCGTAGGTTCGAAGCTGCCCTAGAGACAGCTGCAGAAGCAGAACAGGCGGCAGCTACAGCTCCAGGGGGCGAGCTAGGCGGTGACCTGGGTGAAGCCGGCGGAGAAGGTGCCGCTGGCCTTGAACCCGAACTAGGTGCACCAGCCGATGACGCAGGTCTCGATCTCGGAGGAGACTTGGGAGGCGGAGCAGAAGAACCAGCAGCAGACACAGGCCCTGAAGAGGGAGACCTTCTCGCAGCCCCACCAGCAAAGAGAGATGACGACATAGGCAAGCGAACCAAACGCGAGGGAGGCAAAACCAAGACCACTACTGAAAAGTCTCATGGATGGTATGAGCCAAGAATGAACAGTGCGTCAGGCGATAGAAGAAAAACTTCTGGTCCTCGAAAGAAAAACATGAATAGAGCGGCCACTCCGGAGACAGGAACAAAGAGGAAAACTCTCCCAGGAGCATCCGAGTTGTCACAACTAGTCCGCGGTACAGGTGTTTACGAGAGTAAGCTAACTATTTACTCTAAGGAAGAAGAAAAGAAGCTTTTGAAAAATCAAGAAGAGTTAAAAGTTTTGTTTGAGAATTTGGATTTAAAGTCGAGGAAAAACAAAGATGAGACTGAAGCATAATAAAAAAAGAAATACAGCATTTGTTTATGAGGCACTTGTTAGAGAGTTGACTAGATCGATTGTTAAAAACAACAAAAATAAGCAAAATAAGATTGTTTCAATAATGAAAGAGCATTTTGCACAAGGAACAGAACTTAATAAGGAATTGGACCTTTACAAGAGCGTTTACGAAACAAGGGCAATCGAAAAGAGATTAGCAGAGAAAATAGTAGTAGAAGCTAAAGAGAAGTATTCAGACCTAAACAAGAGAACGATATTCCAAGAACAGAGCGCCCTAATAAACAAGATAAACAAGACGCTCTCGAAAAACCTATTTAATAACTTTGTCCCAAACTATAAGAGCATCGCGTCTGTGTATTCGATTTTTCAAGAAGCGCTCCCCGTAAAGGACAGAGTTCTATTAGAAGAAAGTATAATACAGCAAATGTCACAATCTTGCGAGACACAACAAGAAGTGCAGCAGCCTGTGGATAATATCGTGTATAATACTTTCGTGACAAAGTTCAATGAAGAATACTCTGGAATTCTAAATGAGAGCCAAAAGAACCTCCTAGGGAAGTATATCTCATCCTTCTCTGATAATGGTGTTGAGCTTAAGTATTACCTAAACGAAGAAATAGGAAAGCTCAAGGAAGGTCTTGAGGAGTGTAAAAAAGATGAAGATGTTTGTAACGATATTAATTTAAAAGATAAGATAGATAAGGTATACTCTATCTTAGAAGGTTACAAAGAAAAAGAGATAGATGCAGACTTGATTGAAGTTGTGCTGAAGACCCAAGAACTAGTAGAAGAGATTAAGCAAGATGACAGTATCAGTTAATTTAGAAAAGGATCCACGAATATCACTTCATGCACGCCGTACATTGGACGGCAATGTTTTGATATTTGATCATGAGGATATCGATATTGTTTTATCTGTTGAATCCAAAAAGTGTGTTACTTTTCCAAAAGATACACTAAGCGACAAGGTCTACAGTGCACAAGATCGCATGTTTGGGTACCTTGCAAAAAGAGGCGTCATCGACAGAGCTTCGATTAGAGGAGGCAATGTTCATGGTTCCATGGAATGCAACATGCTAGAATCAAAAGTACCCGGAGTTGACCCTCTGCAAGCTTGTTTGTATGCTATTCATGAGTACATCACACAAGAGCGCCCGTTCTTCAGAAGATCTCAAGAGATTGATGATGCTCAGCTGGATAACCTCTTGCGTCCTGGTGTCGAAGATTCGACAGAGTTAGGAGATGTTCCGCATTCAGCACAGAAGGGTTCCCACGGTTTCACCCGCGGACCATATGGGTTTATGTACAACTACTCGCTTGTGAGAGAAAACAAAGAAGAGGAAGAATGAGCTTCGTTTATTTTTCTCTTGCCTGCGCCGGTCTCACCCAAATCCTAGTATACGGAAAAATCTTTGATAAAATCCGACCAACTGAAGGCTGGTTCGGCAAGCTTTTATCTTGTACTATGTGCACCGGCTTCTGGTCAGGTATATTTTTGTGGTCCCTAAACGACTATACTAAACTATTTAATTTTGACTATTCTTTTGCCACAGCACTATGTATGGGGTGCGTAGGCTCTATGATTAGTTACATATTTGATTCCACTTTCGGAGACGAAGGTATTAGGGTCGATCATAACTAGGAGTTACTATGAACAACTTTACAAACATAAGATGGTATATAAGACCAGTTGCTAATTGCTGCAAGGGAGCCTAGCTGAAGCGGGTGGCCCCCGCGATAGAGGAATATTATGAAACTTATAAGAGAATACTATGAACTTTGCGATGGCGGTATATGCCAGGATCTTCTAACAGAGGCAGAGAAGAAGTTTGTTTCTGAGGGCGGGTGTATGTTGTCCGGACTAATGCAAGAAGCAGGCGTCAAAAACGGCAACGGCCGCATGTACAGTCAGGAAGTT